AGTAGTGTACTACCGAATAAAACAATCTTTTAATATTGAGTCAAGGCTTTATCAATAATAATACTTATCTCTAGAAAGATAATATCTTAGATTAGACATAACTCTACATAATCCATTAATACAAAAAGAAGAAAAAATGGATGTTCTATATGTCATCTATCTAATTATTGCAACAATTATCCAGGCAAATTCTACTCCTATTTCTAGGTGCTTTGGTGATGGAGTCTTAATGAAAGAAAAAATAAGTCAAAAATCTATAGGGGAATTCTGCCTGAGGGATGATGTATCTATGATTAAATCAACTATTACATACACAAAAAATGAAACAGGAATTTTTGGACATAGTCAAATTTTCCGGAAATGGATCATAAAAGATTGGAAGTTATGCAACCCAGTTCCTGTAGCAGGTGGGCAGATTAATGTTATTGAGATAAATAATGATTTAACTCTGAGCAGCAAAACTTATATATGCAGCACAGATTGTAGTATAGGAATAGATAAGGAAAATGCTCAAATCACATTCCAAACTACAAAATTGAATTACTTTGAAGTTTCTGGAACAACTATGAGCTCAGGATGGTTTAAAAGTAAAACTAGCGTATCATTAGACCAAACTTGTGAGCATTTGAAGGTTTCTTGCGGGAAAAAATCACTCCAATTTCATGCTTGCTTTAAACACCATATGGCATGTGTTAGGTTTTTACATCAAACAGCTATTCCTGGGTATATGGCAACATCAATATGTCAGAACATAGAGTTAATTCTTATGTCAACACTAATATTGGCTATTTTTATATTGCTTTGCATATTGACAAAAACTTATATTTGTTATTTACTCATGCCTATATTCATGCCTATAGCTTATCTTTATGGTTGGTTATACAATAGGAGCTGCAAAAAATGCCCATGCTGTGGTCTTGCTTACCATCCTTTTACAAATTGTGGTTCATACTGTGTTTGTGGTGCAAAATTTGAAACATCTGATCGAATGAGGATACACAGGGAATCCGGATTATGCCAGGGTTATAAGAGCCTAAGAGTTGCAAGAAAACTATGCAAGTCAAAAGGTTCTTCTTTAGTGATATCAGTCTTATTATCTCTATTCATATTCTCTTTCTTTTCACCTGTGGGTGGTACTATAATACAAGCTTCCTTAAATGAAGAAAAATACAGTATAAATCAAATAGCAGATGCTGTTCTAGATATCACTGTAATGTCAAATTCTATTCTTAATATGCAAAAGATTCTTTCTGTGTTTCTCTTGTCAATTTCAGGCCTTTTCTTAATCTCATTATACTTCTTTAATAATATAATAAAGAAATTATCTAAAATAGGGCTCATATTTTGTGAAGAATGCTCTATGTATCATTCTAAAAAGGGAATAAAATATAATGGTGATTTTACAAATAAATGTGGTTTCTGCACCTGCGGACAGCCAGAAGATGAGGAGGGGGTCAACGTGCATATAATTAGCCAGAATTGTACATATAACCAACAATTAAAATGGGTTAAGAGGATAATATCCATTCTAATATTCCTAATTGTTATTGAGAATAGTTTAATATTAGCATCAGCTGAGATTGATTGTTTTAAAGAACTAAAATTATCAGAACATTGCTTAGGGCCATTACTAACTATTGAATCATGTGAAGACAAAGATACAAGAACCTATAGATCCGAAGCAAAGAAATTGATTGGTACCAAAAAAATAACATCTGATGAATTAGATATAGTCGATTCTATGGGCCAAACTGTAGAATCAGCTTTATCTAAAATAATAGAGCAAAAGCGTCCAGATGCTATGTACACATTAGAATATATATTTTTGAATAAATACTGTGACTACTATAAAGTTTTTGAACATAATAGTGGATATTCTCAAATTAAATGGTGTTATCTATTAAAAACACATCAGTTTGATGCTTGTGCTCGACACTCTAATAATCACTTTTGTAGATGTGTTAGTGATGGGATGCATTGTCCTAGCTCAGACTGGGATATAGCAGAAGAACTTAACAACATTTACACTACAAAGCCAGAATTTTATAAACATGACTACAATCTAATATTAGACATTCTCAGTGCTGCTTTCCCAGGCACAGGATCAGCATTCTTGATAAATGCTTGCAAATCTATGAATGCCACTGCAATAAAAGTTTTCTCTGATAAGATTACAGCAAAATTCCCATATAATAATTTATTAAAAGGTCTCATGAAATTCATGATTTATTTAAGTAAGATACCATCGTTTAAAAAGTACCAACCGGAGCCAAGGCATTATAATTTAATACCTGTACCCCCAACATCATCAAGCAGGTCATTAGGTAGATCTAGTAATTATCAAAGTGCAACACCTGGTGAGGTGACAAAAGAGTGCCAAAGTTTAAAGGAAGTGGGTTGCCTAAGTCCGAAGTTTAATGTTCCATTGGAAGATGTCATCTCTTGTGGAGATGCTCCTTCTTATAAGCTATATAAAAAACCCAATAAATATTATAAATCTAATAATAAAGATAATAAGTGGTGTAATAAAGATGTTCATTGTATAAATGATTTTGAACCTGTTACACAGGAAGTTGTAGATAAAATTAAAATCATGACATGTTGGGAAATTGACCCTAATACAGCCACAGACATATTTTCTATAGCCGCAGAAACATGTAAAGTAGAAGATAAAGGAACCTGTGATGTCAACTCTGAGAAGTGGAAAATAATAAAGTGTGATTCAGGATTATTCTACTATACTGATCATAGAGAAGGTGAAGACACTGGAAATGACCTTGGCCATTATTGCTTATCACATAAATGTGATGGGAATAGATTCCCGATAAACCCAGATATTTTACAGAACTGCATTTGGGAATTCCATTCCAGGAAATCACAATATATCCACCACATAGATTTAGAACAAATAGAAGAGTATAAGAAATCTCTGACGGAAAAGTTAACTCATACATTAAACCATTACAACTTCAAACCTACAAAAAATTTGCCTCATATTGTCCCCAGTTATAAATATGTCACTCTAAGTGGCCAAGAGACTTCTGATGGTATAGAAAATTCTTATATAACTTCTGAAATACCTGCTATAGCTGGAACTGCTATTGGCATGAAAATACAGACCAAGGACGGCAATAATATATTTGACTTAGTTGCTTATATAAAAAAAGCTGATATAGTCTCTAGCTATAATCATATATATGATACAGGACCTACAATAGGTTATAACATAGATCATGAAGAACTATGTACTGGACATTGTCCAGAACATATTCCAGCTAAGCCTAATTGGTTAACATTCTCTCAAGAAAGAACTAGTCGTTGGGGATGTGAAGAATTTGGGTGTTTAGCTATAAATACAGGTTGTGTTTATGGATCATGTCAAGATATTATAAATCCGGTATCGAAAGTTTATAGAAAGAGTACAGAAGAAAACGTAGAATTAGAAATATGTATAGTGTTACCTGATAGAAGTTTCTGCACACAGATCAATGCATTAGAACCAAAAATAACTGAAGAAATAGAGTTGCAATTCAAAACAATAGACCAAAGTTCTCTCCCAAATCTGGTACTATTAAAAGATCATAAGTTGTTCAGAGGTCAAATAAATGATTTAGGTACATTTGGACAGAACTGTGGTAATGTGCAGAAGACAAATCAGAGTATTTTAGGTGCAGGAACAGTAAAATTTGACTATTTATGCCATAGTGCTAGTCGGAAAGATATTATAATACGAAGATGTTATAATAACAATTATGATTCTTGCAATCATCTGCAATTGGCAGAATCATTGATCTTCCTAGATAACCATGAAACAATTGAAGTGAGAAAACCAAATCATATACTAGGCACATTGTCTTTAAAACTCATGCTAGGAGACTTTCAATATAAAACATTCTCAAAAACACTAGATTTGGACTTTAATGGGAAATGTGTCGGATGTATAGGCTGCTTTGAGGGCTTTGTATGTGAATTCATGATATCAAGCACTGTAGAAGCTAGTTGCACTATACAAACAAGTTGTCAAATGTTCCACGACCAGATACATATAAGACCAGATAACACGAAGTATTATACAAAAATGACCTGTCAGACAGAAGGGGATATACCTTCAAAGGTGGTTATATGCAATAAAGAGTATAGACTAACAGTTGGGAAAGTATCAAAAAATGACAAAATAGAAATCGATAATAGTGATCAGACTAGCTTTGTTAAAGAGAAAGATACTAGATGTAAAACATGGCTCTGTCGGGTAAGGGATGAGGGGTTGAGTGTTATTTTTGAACCATTGCTTAATATTTTCGGGAATTATGGCAGGATAGTAGTGGCAGTAATTAGCGCAGTATTGGCAATCTTTGTCTTAATCTACATCTTATTGCCAATGTGCTTCAAGCTAAGAGACATCTTAAAGAAGAATGAAAAGGAATATTTAATAGAATCAAAATATAAATAATCATCCTTATAAACCAATACACATCCAAACCTTTAAACAAAATCAGAATCAAAACAAAAAACTATCAATGCTGCTTAATTTGTGGTTTATGCAATTTAATATTTTATTAATCAATGATTATTTGTTTTTCGGTAGCACACTACT